TGGCACAAGTGTAGAGCTTCATACATACAATCAGTCGGTGGATTGTGTGAACGTTGTTTAGCTAACGGTGAGTACAAGCCTGGTTGGATAGTACATCATAAGACTTACTTAACCGCTGATAACATTCATGATCCTAACATCACATTGAACTTCGATAACCTTGAATACTTATGTCAAGACTGTCATAACAAAGAACATCATCGCGATGAGTCAACGTTAAGACAAGGCTTGATGTTTGATAGTGAAGGCAACTTAGTTGATGTAGATGATGGAGACAAACAAAACTATTTTAATTAAATAAAAAATAAATATATTCATACCAATTGGTAGTTATTGAGATAAAAATAATAAATTTAAATTGAAAATATTTTTTAGAGATTTTATTTTATTTTTTCATAGTCCCCCCCTTCAAACGCAATATCTAGGGTGGGGGTTAGGCACCGATGATGAACATTGCTATAACACAAATCCAAAATTCCACATGAGGGGGGTTACATAATATGAGTGTTAAAACAGAGAATGCAAGAATTAATAAAGAAAAAAAATCACTTAAAGAAGCCTTTGTTGAAATACCTGATAAAAAGCGAGATATAGCTGACAAACTAATTGAAAGACTGGCATTTATGACTATCACCCTCCAAAACTTGGAAGATGATGTTAAAGAAAACGGCGCTACTTACATGATGGAAAATGGAAAACAAAAGATGCTAGTCGAGAATCCAGCACAAAAGTCTTACAACACTATGATTAATAGGTTCACTGCCACTTATGATAAGTTGATTGGTTTACTTCCAAAAGACGTGCCAATGCCTGCTAAAACCGATGATGACGCCAATTTTAAACAGTTTCTAGGTGAAAGAAATGATTAAATATCCAGATGATTATGATCCAATCTTAGAATACTGGAACACATTTAAACAAAATGGTGGTAAGAATGTCGTTAGTCAGAAGATATATCTGACGTACAAACATCTGGTGTGGAAGTTAAAGCACGATGAACAAGACTTCTACTACTCCAACTTTCGTGGTAATCACGTTATTGAGTTTATTGAGAATTATTGCAGACATTCTAAAGGCAAGATGGGTGGCAAGAAAATTGTACTTGAGCTTTGGGAAAAGGCTATGTTAGCCGCCATCTTTGGCTTTATTGATTCAAACGGCAACAGGCAATATCAAAGGGCAACATTAATTATTGGAAAGAAAAACGGTAAATCCTTATTAGGGTCTGCCGTTTCTTTGTATCTTCAAGTTGCTGATGGTGAACCCGGACCAGAAGTTTATGCGGTTGCTACCAAGAAAGACCAAGCCAAAATCATTTGGAATGAAGCCAAGTCGATGGTTAGAAAGTCGCCTGATTTAAGAAAAATCATCAAACCTAAGATTGCTGAATTGGATTCCGTTGACTTTAATGATGGCGTGTTTAAGCCATTGTCTGCTGATTCGGATACCTTAGATGGTTTAAATGTTCATGGCGTTTTAATGGACGAAATTCACCAATGGAAGAATGGAGAAGCTCTTTATAACATCATGGCTGATGGTATCACTGCTCGTGAAGAGCCATTAATATTTATTACTTCCACTGCTGGTACGGTTAGAGAAGATATTTACGACCAGATTTATGACGAGGGTGTTCAGACGGTCAACGGTTATGAACAAGATGACGGATATAAAGATTACCGATCAATATTCTTTATTTACGAGTTAGACAACCGCAATGAATGGACGGTTCCAGCTATGTGGAAGAAAGCTAACCCCGGCTTAGGAACGATTAAGAATAAAACCACCTTAGCTGAAAAGGTTGAGCGTGCTAAACATAATCATTCGCTGATTAAAAACCTTGTTTGCAAGGAATTTAATATTCGTGAAACTTCTACAGAAGCATGGCTAAACTTTGAAGATTTGAATAATGAAAAGACGTTCGATATTTCAGAATTGAAGCCAAGGTACGGAATTGGTGGAATTGATTTATCTGCTACTACTGATTTAACTTGTGCAACGGTTATTTTTCAGGTTCCTAACGATCCACATATCTATGTCAAACAGATGTATTGGATTCCAGAAAACAGTTTTGAACGTCATATTGTTGAAGATAAGATTCCTTATGACAAGTGGAAAGACAGAGGATTGATTCGATTATCTCAAGGCAACAAGGTCAACTATCACGAGATAACAGAGTGGTTCAAGGACTTGCAAGATAAAGATGACATCTACTTATACAAGATTGGCTATGATTCTTGGTCTGCTGCTTATCTGATTGATGAACTTAACAATGAGTTTGGTCGTGGTGTCACAGAGCCTGTAATACAGGGTAAGAAGACTTTATCAAGTCCGATGCAGTCAATGGGTGCTGACTTGAAATCTAAATTAATTGTTTATAACAATAATCCAATTTTGAAATGGTGTTTGTCCAACACATCTGTGGACATTGATAAAAATAACAACATTCAACCTGCTAAGGGTAAGTCTAAAACTAAACGTATCGATGGTGTTGCTTCATTATTAGACGCTTATACGATTCGTGATGAATATTTGGACGACTATAACAGTGTCATTTAAAAAGAAAGGAAGTGATTAATTGGGATTATTTAGTAATTTATTTTCGCCACAAGAAAAGCCAAAAGTTAGCAGTAACTACAAGATGGTCGTTCAAAATGGGAACGGCTTTTTTAATTGGAATGGGAATTTGTACCAATCAGATATTATTCGTTCAATTGTGAGAACAAAAGCGCAAGCAGTTGGTAAAGCCGTTGCTAAGCATATCAGAGGTGACAATGTGAACCCTGATTTATATATGAAAATGCTACTTAAACAGCCAAATCCATTAATGTCAGGTCAAATGTTTCAAGAAAAAATGACTGCCATGTTGGAGCTTAATAATAATGCTTTCGCAGTGATCACTCGTGACACAAACGGGTTTCCAACTGGAATTTATCCACTCAGCTCTGCTACTTCGTTTGATGGGATTATTGATGCTCAGGGGAATGTTTATGTTCACTTCTTTTTAACAGAGGGTAGGGACATGACATTTAAATATACCGACTTGATTCATTTGCGAAAAGATTATGCCAACAATGAAATATTTGGGTCACCACTTGGCGACACACTCACATCGTTGATGAATGTTGTGGAAGTATCCAACCAAGGAATTATCCAAGCAGTCAAGAGTTCCAATGCTATTCGTTGGTTACTTGTTTATAACAGCTCGTTACGACCAGAGGACTTGAAAGACAATGCTAAACAGTTCGCAGATAACTATTTGAAGACTGAATCAGACACGTTTGGTGTTGCTGCCGTTGATTCTAAGGCAGATGCGAAGCAAGTTCAGATTAATCCGTATGTGCCTGGGAAAGACCAGATGGAAGCCGTGACAGATAGGATATACAGCCTATTTAATATTAACAAAGCTATTATCCAAGCAAGCTACAACGAAAATCAATGGATATCATTCTATGAATCTCAGATTGAGCCTATTCTGATTCAATTATCAGACCAGTTCACATCTAAGTTGTTCAATACACATCAACAAGCGTTTGATAACCACATTGAACTTGAATCTAGTTCAATGACCTATGCTTCAATGCAGACCAAGCTTGCATTAGCTGGTTTTGTTGATCGTGGAATTTTAAGCCCAAATGAAGTTAGAGACTACTTTAATCTTCCACCACGCGATGGCGGCGATGAGTACATTCTTCGCAAGGATACTGGGAAAGAAAAGGATATGAAGGGAGGTGTAAATAATGACGATCAAAGTAACGGGGCCAATAGTTCCGAATGATTATGGCGTTATGTATGACTTCTTGGGACTTGATTATACAAGTCCTAGAAAAGTACAAGATTCATTAAATGATGCTAATGGTGAAGATGTTGATGTGGTTATCAACTCAGGCGGTGGCGATGTGTTTTCTGGTTCAGAAATCTATTCATCACTAAAGGAATACAGCGGCTCAGTCAATGTGAAAATTTATGGTTTAGCTGCTTCTGCTGCTTCTGTAATCGCAATGGCAGGGGACAAGGTATCCATGAGTCCAACAGCTCAATTGATGATTCACAACGTTAAATCAGGTCAACAAGGCGATTACCGAGACATGGACCATATGTCAGATGTGCTTAAGAACAACAATTCAGCATTGGCAAATGCTTATACTGCTAAAACAAATATGAATAAAGACGATATTTTAAACCTCATGAACGATGAAACTTGGCTCACTGCCGATGAAGCAGTGGATAAGGGATTCGCTGATGAGGTTTTGTTTTTGCAAGATAAACAGCCAGTTTTAACTAACAGCTTAGAGCCAATGTTTTCAGATGAGGCTTTGAATAAGTTTTTGAATCTTGTCAATAAGGCTTCTAAAGCTGATAAGGACAAAGAAAAGGAAGACGAACCAAACAAGGATAAACCTGATAAGGATAAATCCACTGAGGAAAAGCCCGATTCTGATAAAGAAGATGAACCAGACAAAACTAAGAAGTCTGATCCAGATAAAGATAAGAAAAAAGAAAAAACCAACTCACTCAAAAGTGAATTGGAACTAATGAAAATGCGAGGACATTTATATGAATATTAATGAATTCCGTGAAAAATATAACGGACTAATCAACGAAGCACAAACAGCGCTAACCGCTGGAGATACTGAGAAAGCCGAAAAATTAAAGAACGAAGCTCAAGCACTTGAAACCAAGTTCAATGATGAAGCAACAACACAAGCTAACAAGAATGCTAAAGCTGGCGTCGTAACACTACCTGACTTGAAGGATGTGAGTCAACCAGTCAACGGGACAGTAGTCAATTCAATCACTGATAAGACTGCCACATACGAAAATGCTTGGGCAAAACATTTACTAGGCAAAGAAATGAGTGCCGAAGAAACAAGCATTTATGAAAATACTAACCGTAAGTTTTTGAACGATGCCTCATTCACTCACACAACAATTAACACACCTACATTAATTCCTGACACTGTTGTAGCAGGCATTTGGAAGCGTGCTGAAGAACAGTATCCATTGTGGGGAGACATTAAAGGCTTCTCAGTCAAGGGAACATTGACGTTCAATAAGCATGATTCCATTAAGTCTGGTGATGCCGCTTGGTATGACGAAGCTACACCAACAGCTGATGAAAAGAATACATTCGTTCAACTACGTTTGGACGGCAAGGAATTATCTAAGTCAGTAACAGTTTCATGGAAGATGAAGACAATGGCAATTCCTGAATTTGTCACATTCCTTGAACAAGAATTAGCTGAAAGAATTGGTGTTGCACTCGGTTTGGCAGCATATAACGGTAATGGTGTTGATCAACCAACTGGTATCAAGACAGCATTAAATGCTGATGACGAAGGCAAGAAACAAATTCTTAACTATACTGGTCAAATCAAATATGCTGATATGACT